CCAATTACAATCAATCTATACGAGAAAGGAGAAATTGATGAATAATGAAAATCTACAAAAAATGTTTGTCGAGGATGCGCCTCAGCAAGTAAATGAAATAGAAAATGTTAGAAGTCTTTCTAACTACGTAATTAATCTTCAGAAATTAGAAGAAGAAATAATAAAAGAAGAAACTCTTTTAAAACAAAAGAAAGAGAGAGCAGATAAAATTTCTTCAGAAGTAATTCCTGAGATTATGGAATCAATGAAACTAAAAACTCTTAAACTTCAGGATGGTTCTGCCATAGAAGTTAAAGAAATTTATAGCGCAACGATACCTGTAGCAAACAGAGAACGCGCTTATCAATGGCTTCGAGACAATGACCTGGGTGATCTTATTAAAAATGAGATTACTGTTTCCTTTGGTCGTGGCGAAGATGCTAAGGCTAGTGAATACACGAGCCTTGCAGAGAGTAAAGGATACCAACCTTCACAAAAACTGAAAGTTGAACCTATGACTCTTAAAGCACTGTACAGAGAGCGAGTCGAAAATAAAGAAGACTTACCTTCTGAACATTTTAATCTGTTTAAGGGAAACAAAACAAAAATAACAAGGAGCAAATAACATGCAACAAGCGACAAGAGACGTTACTGAAAAAAAAGAAGGTAACTTACCAGCGAAAATCGACTTTATAAGCGATGCTGGAGCAGGACTTGAGAATATAGATAAAGACGATTTAGCTTTACCATTTCTTAAGTTATTACAATCAGGTTCGGATGAGACTAAAAAGAAACATGCGAACTATGTTGAAGGAGCAGAAGCTGGAATGTTTTATAATACAGTTACAAAAAAACTGTATAGTGGAGAAAAAGGTATTGAAATAATACCATGTTTCTACAAATTAACATTTCCAGAATGGGCACCTTTCGAAAGAAAGGAAGGTAGACCTGTGAGTCCTGATAGAGGTCCTGAAATTTTAGCTAAAACTAAAAAGGATTCTACAGGAAAAGATGTTTTAGAGAATGGAAATCAAATTCTCAAAACTGCAAATCACTTTGTAATCATCAATGGAGAGAAACCGGAGAAAGCTTTAATGGCTATGAAATCTACTCAATTAAAAGTGAGTAGAAACTGGAACTCTTTGATGCAAGATCAATTTGAATCTGATCCTAAAACAAATAAAAATGTTCCTGCACCTATGTTTTCTAGAATTTATAAATTAAATTCTGTTGAAAACTCTGGGAGTTTTACTTGGCACGGATACAAAGTATCTTTGTTAAGAAAAGTGGATAATGCACCCATCTATCAGATGGCGAGAGAATTCCATAACTCTTTAAAGAAAAGTAACGCTGCAGCAAACACAAAGGAAGAATCTAATTATTAGTTTCTTTCTCGAGGAGAAAACAGGGCGGGAGCGGGAGACTTAACCCGCCCGAAACTAGGGATTGTTATGGAAAAAGAATTTATAGAACTATTTAAAGGATATGAAGGTGACTTCGGCATGGCCGACATGTCCAATACTTCCCTCGACTCTGAAAAAAATAAAATTAAACCAAATTATGAATGGGCAGGTCGTCCGGTTACCAATACCGATTATCAAAATCATTTGTTAGGGAAAAAATCAATTGGCATTCAACCATGTAGAATTGATGGAATGGCACAATTTGGATGCATAGATATTGATCCACCGGATTATGGAACCTTTAAAGTAGAAAATTATTTAGCGCTCTTCCAACAATATAAATTACCATTAGTTCCTATCTTATCTAAAAGTGGCGGACTTCATTGTTATATATTTTTAACCGAACCTATTCCAACTATTGATTTAATAGAGGCATTAAAAGCTTTTCTTCTTCCCCTAGGATTAAAACCAACTACTGAGGTTTTTCCAAAACAGAAAGAATTACAGAAGGATGATAAAGGCGACATAAAACCAGGTAACTTTATTAATCTACCTTATTACAATAATGGTGGTTCAAACCGTTATGCTATAGATAAGAATAATTCTAAACTATCTTTAGAAAAATTTATAGAATTTGCTAATGCTTCTAAAATTAATAAAGAAACTTTAAATAAATTAGTAGAAGAAACTCACAGAAATATTTTACTTGGCACCAATGAAGAATTTATAGATGGTCCTCCATGTTTAGCTTTATGTTCTAAAACTAAATTAGAGGATGGCAGAGATCGCTATATGTATAATTACATGGTCTTTGCTAAAAAGAAATATAAAGACCAATGGCCTGATCAAGTATCACAAGCTAATTATAATTATTTAGCCACTCCATGGGATAAAGCAAAACTCGATTCAAAAATAAAAGCATGGAAAGGAGAAACAGCAGGTCATACCTGTTATGAAGATCCCATTAGAGATAAATGTATGCGAAGTCTTTGTTACAAAAGACCTTTCGGAATTAAATCAGATTCTAATTCTGTGTTTCCGGAAGTTCAAGACTTTGAAATGATTAGTTATGCTGAACCGGAATATAGATTTAATGTCATCATGCCGAACGATGATAAATTTCAAGTTATTGTATCTAACACTAAATTAATGACCACTCAAAAAGAAGTACTTAATTTAATATGGCAGCAAACAGGAACGATGTTTGAACCTTTAAAACCAAAAGATTTTAGAGCAAAACTAAATGAGTGGAGACGCAAGGGACAAAAAATTAAACCTCCTAAAGGAACTCAACTAGAAGATAGACTCGAAGAAGAATTATATCAATATTGTATTAACGGGCCGCAGGCACAAGAACGAAGCCACATTCATAATGGATCCTGTTCTACAGAAGAAGGATTTCATTACTTTAGATTTAATTCTTTTATTGAACATTTAGGAAACAGTTGGAAAATACCTGAAGAAAAAATTGCACAGAAATTAAAAGATAGATGCTTTGTAGAATTTGATCACTCATTAAATGTAGATGGAAAAACTTTAAAAGTATGTAAGGTTAAACAGCTACATATAAATAAAATAGAACACAAACCCGTAGAACGGAAAGGAACTAATTATTAATGCGCTATAAAGTAGTAGGACCACCAGGCACAGGGAAAACCAGACGACTATTAAATGAAGTACATAAGTATGTTCAACAAGGTGTTCCTTTAGATCAAATAGGATATTTTGCATTCACTCGTAAAGCTGCAGGTGAAGCGAGAGATAGATTTCTAGCAAAAAATACACACTTAACTAAAAAAGATATAAAATATTTTCAAACTCTTCACTCATTAGCTTTTAATAATCTTGGATTAAGAGAAGAAAACGTTATGCAAGAAGGAAATTACAAAGCAATTGGTGAAACATGTGGTATTCAAATTAAATATGCAGCCTATGAAACTAATAACTTTAATGGAATTTTTTCATCCAGCAGTGAATACTTGAGTCTTATTAACTTGGCACGAGTCAAACAAATTTCTGCAGAAAAACAGTTTGATTTAAATGAACATTTAACGTGGATTACTAGAGACAAACTTACGGCTATTGAAAAAGAAATAAATAATTACAAAACAACCCATGGTCTAATTGATTTTACGGACATGGTTCAAAAATTTTTAGACAAAGGAAAGCCCCCTAAATTTAAAGTCATATTTGTTGATGAAGCACAGGATCTATCGCTAATTCAATGGTCTATGATCCAAAAAATTGAAGACAAAGCCACATGTGATGTATGGATAGCTGGTGATGACGATCAGGCTATCTTTGGCTGGGCAGGTGCCGATGTTAATTCATTTATTAAATGGAAATCTAGAGAAATTTTATTAGACCAATCCCAAAGAGTTCCAAGTTTAGTTCAACAAAAAGCCTTAGGAGTGATTAATCGTATTTATTTTAACAGAATACCAAAAAATTATTTACCTAAAGATATACCAGGTAATATTTATCAACGTTACAAATTAAGTGACATTGATATGACTAAAGGAGACTGGTTAATATTAACTAGAACAAAAGCTTTATTAAAACCTATTCCTCCTTTTCTAAAAAGAAGAGGCTTATATTTTAGTACAGCACAGGGTAATAGCATTGGAAAAACTTTGTACGAAGACATTCAGACCTGGAATGAATTTCTGCAAGGCTTAAATCCTCCCGAGATAAAAAGACAGCGACTAGAAGAACTTACAGGAGAAAAAAATTTTGATATTAATATGAGCTGGGATGTGGCATTTAAAAATGTTGCACTCGCTAAACGAGAATATATGAAAGCAATGTTAACAAACGAAGAAGATTTATCCAAACCTCCTAGAATAAAAGTATCTACAATTCATGGAGCTAAAGGGGGTGAGGCAACGAATGTCGTTTTATTTTTAAATCAAACGACCAATACTATCAAAGGGTCTAAAAAATCTCAAGCAAAAGAAGAAGAGGAATTCAGAGTTTGGTATGTAGGAATTACACGAACCATGGAAAATTTATTTTTAATAAAATGTAAAAATAAACTGAAGGAATTTAAAATATGATCCATCTTAAAAGTGAATTTATTTTATTAACACTTATGACGTTTTATTTTGGCATTAAACTTTACTTTTTATTTATATGAAAAATCCATACGACAAACAAATCGGCGGAGTACATTATCAGAATTTTAAAATTCAGCCAAGTAAATTTGTAATGGAAAATAAGTTGCTCTTTGCTGAAGGAAGTGTTATTAAATATATTTGTAGACATCCGTATAAAGGAGGAAAGGAAGATTTAGAAAAAGCGATTCACTTTATTGAAATGATTATTGAAAGAGATTACTCTGATGTATAAACCATTACCCAAAAAATTACGATTAGGATTTTCTAATATCCATGATGTTGGAATTTTTGCAAAAGAACCTGTTCCACAAGGAACTAATTTTGGAATGACTCATTTACAATTCGGAGAAAATATTATCCGCACTCCTCTGGGAGGATTCCTTAATCATAGTGATAAACCAAACTGTGAAAAAGTTAAACTCAGATTTACAAGTTCAGAGGGAGAAGCTCCCTATTTTTTTAGCAAATGGAATTTAATAACATTAAAACATATTAAGGAAGGAGAAGAACTTACATTAAAGTATTCGTTCTATAAAATAAATGATTGAAGCACAAACTGAATGGGTTAAGCCCGAAGAATTTCCAGACTTAAGACAAGCAGATACAATTGCAATAGACTTAGAAACTTGGGATCCTGATTTAAAATCCATGGGATCAGGTTCTGTAATTAAAAATGGGAAGGTGGTAGGAATTTCTGTAGCTGTTGATGGCTACTCCGGATACTTTCCGTTCGATCATGAAGGAGGTGGTAACCTCGAAAAAAGTAAGGTAATTCAATGGTTTACAGACATTTGTCAATCTCCTGCAGATAAAATTTTTCACAATGCCATGTATGATGTTTGCTGGATTCGATCCATGGGAATAAAAATAAATGGAAATATTTATGACACCATGATTGCAGCATCCTTAGTAAATGAAAATAGATTTAGATATGATCTTAATAGTTTGGGTTGGGACTATGTTGGTAAAGGTAAAAATGAAACAGAATTAAATAATGCTGCTAAAGAGTGGGGTGTTAATCCTAAATCTGACATGTGGCAACTTCCTGCAATGTATGTTGGAAAGTATGCTGAACGTGATGCAGAATTAACTTTAGCTTTATGGAAAGTCATGCAGAAAGAATTAAGCGACCAGGATCTAGGAGCTATTTTTGAATTAGAGACGAATCTTTTTCCTTGTCTTGTTGATATGCGATTTCTTGGCGTGAAAGTAAATGTTGAAAGAGCTCATGAATTGAAACGAGACTTAACACTACAAGAAGAAATGTTACTCCACAAAATAAAAAAAGAAACAGGCATAGATACTCAAATATGGGCAGCAAGATCAATTGCCAAAGTTTTTGAAAAATTAAACCTACCTTTTGACCGTACTGAAAAAACAAATTCTCCTTCATTTACAAAAAATTTCCTTTCTTCTCATAAACATCCTTTAGTTAGGATGATATCCGAAACAAGAGAAGTAAACAAGGCCCGTACTACTTTTATTGATACTATTATTAGATATGAACACTCCGACAGAATTCATGCAGATATTAATCAAATTCGATCCGATAGTGGAGGAACCGTTACCGGAAGATTTTCATATTCAAATCCAAATTTACAACAGATTCCCGCTCGTAATAAAGACTTAGGTCCTTTGATTCGATCCCTTTTTGTTCCAGAATCAGGTTGCGAGTGGGGATGTTTTGACTACAATCAACAAGAACCAAGACTCGTAGTTCACTACGCATCCCTTGATCAAGACGCAAGTGTCTTCAATGTTAAAAATGCTTACAATGAAGGGGACGCAGACTTCCACACGATTGTTGCTAAAATGGCAGAT